ATCACGTCCTTGAGCATAATCACGTTGAATGAGCGGAATTTCTATACCATTCAAAGCCTCGCCCCCACCCTCTGTGCCACGAAACAGGTCGATAAATGTATATTTCTTAGAATCTATAGTGTTCATCATGCGTTAAATTTTATAAGATCATAATAGGGTGCTATCACGTGCTGTATGGCTTGCAAATAAGCCTCTCTGTCCTTCTGTCCCCAAAAATGCACTTGTACATCAGACGAGTTTTCATAATATTTCAAGAAAGTCATCTTGGTGCAGTAAGGTATGAACTCGCCACTCTTGTCCATTTTGATAATCAAATTGCGCTTTACATCGAATGTGGAGTTGCTCAAACAGGTGTTATGGCCGCAAGAGAGCAGGGCCAGGTTGGGGAGTGTATTGATATAATCCGTATCGGTAGTATCAGACAGATCGTTTACCACGCGGCGGAAGATGTCTTCGAAGTCAGATCGTATAAAGCGGCCATCATCTATGGTTTTTTCCACGGCTCTAACAAGCTCGTTGTCGGGTTCGTCACGATGAATAGCTTTCAATGATGGCAAATGCTTCTGGAGCCACTCCAGCTGAAGATCTACAGTTTTCAGTCCCTCCTGGTCCACATAGTATACTGATTATCAGCGTTTTACGAATTTGTAGCGACAAAAAGAGCGACAAATTAAAGGTATTAAGGTCATGGTTTTGTTCTGTTGAACAATGCCATGGCCGTTTTTTTTGCGCTGTCGGCTATGTCGATGTAGGGCTTCATGCTGTTGTAGTCGGAGTGGCCCGTCCATTTCATGACCGTATTTGCGGGAATGCCCATCATGAGTGCGTTACAGATGAAGGTGCGACGGCCACAATGGGTGCCGAGCATTTGCCACTTGGGCTTGGTGATGGTGGTTTTGATGCCTCCTGTGTAGGTGACATCGGTCAACTTTTCGTTGAGGTCGCACAGACGGCCTACCTCTTTCAGATAATCGTTCATTTTCTGATTGCTGATGACGGGTAGGGCGCGCTCGCCGGGTTGTGCGGTGTAGGACTGGAGTATGGCGCGCGAGTAGTCGTTGAGCTCGATTGTGAGCCGGTCGTTGGTTTTTTGTGTGGTGATGTGCAGGGCATCGCCGTAAATGTCGGCCTTTTTGAGGGCGCGGGCGTCGGAGTAGCGCAGGGAGGTGAAACAACAAAAGCAGAATACGTCACGCACGCGGGCAAGGTGTTGCTCTTCTGTGGTGAATTGGTGATTGTATACGGCCATGAGTTCTGTCCATGTGAGGTATACCACGCAGCGCGACGACCTTTTGAGACGTGGGCGGTAGGCAGAGAATGAGAGGTCAGTGAGAAGCCCTTTTGACACGAGCCAACGGAAGAACCACTTGGACATGGAGAGCTTTTTGAGTACGGTCTCGTTTTGGTGGTTGAGGCTTGTTTGGTATTGTCGGAATTGTTCGAGTGTGTTTTCGTTGATTGCGGTTAACGTCATGTCTGGACGAAAGTCCTGCCATTCCTTTATTAAGCGTTGTGTCTTTTGCACAGTGCCTTTGCTCCAGCTGCAGCGGTTGGACTCACTGCTGAGGTATTGTTCGTAGAGACTGAAAAAATCTTTGTGTGGCTCGTTTTCTTGTTCGTGGTGTCTGCCAATGGCTTGGAGCATTTGTTGCTTGAAGTCGTCGAAGGTTGTGGGCTGTGTGTCAATCACGCGCATAGCGGTGTCTTCGTAGTGCTGTATGGCGGCGTTGATTTTTGCGGCGGGTACGAGGTCTTTGCCGTGTGTGGTGTTTCGCCGGCAGCGTTGTGTGTCTTTGTTCCACTTGTCGGTGTCTATGTTGTAGCCAACGTTGCAGAAGAGTCTTTTGCCCATGTAACGTACTACCATGCGCAGGTGTGCGCGGTTGTCGGGCATGAAAAGTATGCTGTATTTCATTGTGTTTACTTGTTTAATACGTTCCTTTTTTTGTTGTTCAATATGCTTGGCTGGTGGGGTGGGGTAGTAATGGCAAAGCCCCTTTAGCGGTGTGGCTAAAGGGGCTTTACTGTGACGTTATGCGTGTGTTATTAAACATAACGTTAATTCTTTACATTTGCATTTTAATACTTGCAGCATACCGCAGTATGCGTTTCGTTTATGCTGCAAATATAGCGCAAATGAGACGTATATCGCAAATAGAATATGGATAAATTTCAAATGGGACGTAAAATAAGATAAATAGAACAGTATTATGAAAGATACAGGACAGTTAGAACAACTTATTATGCTTTTTGGAAATGGTAGTCAAAGTTCGTTTGCCAATACTATAGGCATAAAGCAGAGTACTATAGCAACATGGCTATCTCGTAAGAACTTTGCCCCCGAGCGTATAAAAGCAGCTTTGCCACAAGTTGATGGCAATTGGTTGCTTACAGGTGAAGGCAATATATTACTAACAGGCAACGATAACGGCAATAACAAAACAATATTATCCACACAACAAAACACAAACCACGGCACACAAATCATCGGTGAAAACATAGAAAACCACACTTTCAATACAGAAATACTCAAGCAACAAATAGCATCACTACAAGCACTACTTAGCGAAAAAGAACGGCTTATCAACGTGCTGCTCAATAGTCAAAGACGTGGTCAATAGTAAAGTTCAAAACTGATAACTAAAAAGGGTATTTGCTAATATTATGAATAAAAAAGACGTTATAGAACAATTACTAAAGCATTTCGCATACGGAAATCAATCTCAATTCGCAAGATTGTTAGGCTGCCAACAGGGTGTTGTTGCAGGTTGGATTAGGCGAAATTCTATAGACCCCGAGCGCATTAAACGCGCATTCCCTCAAGTTGATGGCAACTGGCTGCTTACAGGAGAGGGTAACATGCTGTTGGAAGACAAGGACATCACAAAGGCAGTGCTTACGACACATCAAAACACCAACAACGGCACGCAAATCATCGGTGAAAGCGTGGATAATCGCAACAGCGAGACAGATATGTTAAAGCAACGTATAGCAGACCTGCAAGCATTACTCAATGAAAAAGAGCGACTAATAAAGGTGTTGCTCGACAATAACAAGGGGGGCATTTGAATAGAATTAACGTTATGTTCAATAGGAAAAAGCAGAAAAAAAACGCGATACTTTGGAAAATAGATTTGCGTAATACCATGCGCAGGATACAGCAAGGCGGCTCGATAGGGCTGCTGACGGACGAGGTGGAAAAGGCATCGGTATACGCGGCTGTGGCTAAGTTCAACAAGGAAAGCGGCTGGAAGGAGTACGTGCTTTATAACGACACGGACGAGGACGGGCGCAAGGTGTATGTGATTGCAAGACGCAGCCAGGAGGCCTTGAATAGTTAATGGCTGCGTGAGGTTGCATACTTCTCCACGCTAATATAGATGCACTATGCGCGCCTTGATGCACTATGCGCACCTTGGTACATTAAAAAAAGACTATTGATATGGATATGGCAGAATTGACATTTGGGCGCGGCGCTTTGGCGTCGGCGCAGATGGCGGCCACTTATGTGGCGGTGCCTGTTGATGAGTGGGAGCGCATGCTCGACTTGCTTGAGAGGCTTGAAAAGCGGCTTGAGCCTGAGGACAAGTGGCTGACCACGGAGGAGGCTTGCGACATGTTGGGCATAAAGCGCACGGCCTGGCGTGTGTGGCGCAGGCGTTTTGGCATTGAGTGTGCGCAGGTGGGGCGCAGGGTGTTGGTGCGCCGCTCGGAGCTTGAGAAACTGATGAAACGCCGCAACCTCAATACGGGGCGTGTCGAGATGTGAGTGAAGGTTACAAAGGCACAGCACAAACGAAGCTGCGGCACGAACGAAGGCACAGCACAATGCCGCGGCACAATGATATGAAAATAAAAGGAAATACGACTATGAGAAAGATACTGAATGGCGCATGGTGCGCCGCGAAATGGGTTTTGGCCGCTTGTGTGGTGGTGGCTGCGGTGGCTTATGCCGGCAGCAGCGACTACCGCGATGCGGTGGTGACAGAAATGAAGAATAACGGGGCGTACTACTCCATGCTGCATGAGCACCCCGACTGGACGGAGCGGCAGATGGTGGAGGTGTACGAGGCGGCCCGGCGATGAGCTGAGGCCCGTGTGTAGGAAGGCACCAGGGTAGGATTTTGTGTTAGTTCGATTATGTATCTCTATGTGTTTTGAAATATGGCAGCCGGGGGGCTCACCATATACGCAGTTCTCTTACATCCGTTATGCTCCCCGGCTGCGGGTTGCCCTGGTGCGTGAGCATAGGTGCAGCCACCTTTTATTGCAGGCGATAGGCCGCTAAGCGGATAGGCGGCATCAGGACATGGTACGCCGGGCGCACCGCTGGCGCACAGACGCTGGATAGCCGGATCCTGTGGTGCGTGACTGGTTTATGCTGGAATGTTAGGACATTAGCGGGTTCGACTCCCGCCGCCTGCGCAATGCAAATAGTATTAACCCATAAAAAGAAGAAAGGAACACTATGCAGAAATTTATTCAGACTATTGAGTGCAGAGTGCGCTATGCGAAGCTGCAGCCCGACGGGCGCACGCTTGATGCGCGTGAGGTGTGGCTTGTTGAGGCTTACAGCTACGGCGAGGCTCAGAACCGCCTGGGGCTGGCTTTGAGCAAGTATGCGAAAGATGGCGCCGACGGCTTGTTTGTGCAGCAGATGAAGTCGGTGTACTACGCCGAGCGCCTGGCCGATGACGAGGCCGCCAAGCAGCGCTACTGGCGTGTGCTGGTGAAACTGACCGACCGCAACCCCGACACGGGCAAGGAGAGCTCCGTCACGCAGCAGTGGCTTGTGCGTGCCGACACCATGGGGCGTGCCACGAAAGTGGCCACCGAGACCATGGACGACTCGTGCGAGATGGTAGCGGTGACTGATTTGAAGTATAATGGATATATTGAACGCTGACAAGCCGCGCCGCCGCCCGCCTCGCGACGAGGAGCACCTGCTTCAGTGCAGGTGTGTGCGGTGGTTCAGGCTGCAGCACCCCCGGCTGGCCCATGCCCTGTTTGCCGTGCCCAACGGCGGGCGGCGCGACATGCTGACGGGGGCAAAGCTCAAGGAGGAAGGCGTGCTTGCTGGCGTGGCCGACCTCATACTGCTAAAGCGCACAGCCTGCCACGGCGCGCTGCTCATTGAAATGAAAACGCCCACGGGGCGGCAGAGCACAGCGCAGCGTGAGTGGGAGCGCCTGATAACACAGGGCGGTGAGTACCGCTACGTGGTGTGCCGAACGCTCGATGAATTTATCAACGAGGTAAGCTGCTATTTGAGAGAAGACGAGTAGAGGGCCGAAGGGTTGCCCCCTCGCACACACCCCATATATATATTGTGTATTTTATTCCATTGGTTTTTGAGAGTGGTGTGTAAATAGCGTTGCTGAACGAATGACATTGTCGGGCGAGGTAAGCGGCCACGGCGGCACCTCACTGCCTAATATACAAGGGTTGACAAGTTGACGGGTTAACAGGTTGACAAGTTGACAGATAACGAAAAACACAAGAGAGACACATGGCACGCAAACAACAGACGGGATATTTCCCGCACGACACTAACGCGCGCAACTCGTCAAAGCTCATACGCCTGCGCATGAAGCATGGGGCGGAGGGTTATGGCGTGTACTTCATGATACTGGAGCGCCTGCGCGATGAGGACGGCTATTCGAGCCCCACGGACTATGACATGATAGCCTTTGACCTGCATGTGGACACCGAACTGGTGCGTGCGGTGGTTGAGGACTTCGGGCTGTTCCGCAAGTCGGAGGACGGCACCCGCTTCTACTCGTCGGGCTTTCTGCACCGCATGGAGGTGAAGGACGCCGAGCGCGGCCAACGCTCCGAGGCGGCACGCAAGGCCATACAGGCGCGGTGGCATCGTAATGCGGAAGCGGATACGGAACGGATACGCACCGAATACGGAAGTGATACGGAACGGATACGCACCGAATACGGAAGTGATACGGAACGTATACGCAACGAATACGGAAGTGATACGGAACGTATACGCAACGAATACGGAAGTGATACGGAACGTATACGCACTGAATACGGAACGGATACGGACGTATACGCACCGGATACCAAGAAAAGAAAAGAAAAGGAAAGGAAAGAAAAGGGAAGAAAAGGAAAGGAAAGAACAACAACAGCAGAAAGTGCGCGAGAGCCTGCTGCTGCTGTTGCTGCTGCCGATGCTGCAAAAGCCTCAGCCGCGGAAGGGGGTACGGCGTCCGTGCCGGCCGCCCCCGCCGCTGCGGCCCAAGCCTCAGCCCAAGGCACCGCCCCAGCCACCGCCCCCACGGCCGAGCGGCTGCGGCGCGACGTGGCCGCCCTCAAGGCCGACCGCCAATGGGGCGAGGTGGTGCAGATGCGCTACCAGCTGACGGCCGAGGCCCTGTGTGGCTGGCTCGACAGCTTTGTGATAGACTGCCTGGCCAACGGCAAGGCCGAGCACCAGGGCATAGACAACGTGAAAAGCCACTTTTGCTCGTGGCTCAGGATAAAGCAAGACATAGCCAAGAACCATGCGAACCAACAACACACCACTGCCCGACGCCGGGGAACTGACGCGGCAGCTCATACGGCAGCCGACTACCTTGCAGGCATTTAGGCTGCCTGTGGCCTCGCTCGATGAGGCTTACCGCCTGCTTTACGCCTCGTACTCGGCCGAGGTGATAGTGCGCGGCGCCGGTGGCGGGCGCATCATGCAGCCCGACGCGGGCACCACACAGGCTGTGGCCAAGGTGGCGCGCGCCCTGTGGCCCGGGGGCAAAAAGCCGGGGCTGATGCTGTGTGGCACGGTGGGCAACGGCAAGACCACCATGCTGCGGGCCATACAGCGGGCGTGCAACTGGCTGTGGGAGTCGGGGCGCATACCGCCCGACATGGCGGCGCACGACCTCGACAAGGTGGTGGTGCTCACCGCCAAGGACATAGCGCAGCAGGCCGCCAGCCCCGAATGGTTCGGCCGCACGGCCGCCCGCAGTGTGCTGGGCATTGACGACTTCGGCGCAGAGCCTGCCGAGGTGCTGACCTACGGCAATGTGATAGCCCCGCTCACCGACCTTGTGGAGCACCGCTACGCCCGCGGGCTGTACACCATACTGACCACCAACCTCACGGGGCCGGAGATAGCTGCCAAGTACGGCCAGCGTGTGGCCGACCGCCTGCGCGAGATGCTGCAGGTGGTAGTGTTCACCAATGCCTCGTACAGGAGTTGATAAGTTTATGAGGTTACCTCTGCTTGTTCAGCTCTTGAAAGCGACCTCTTAACTTTTCAACTCATCAACTTTATAAACTTAAAACTCCCCCCCCATGCGTAGATTTCAGATATACTGGACATGCTCGCGGCTGTCGTGGCAGCGCATAGTGCGCCACTTCTGTTTTGACGAGTGTGTGAGCATCAACGGCCATACCGACGTGTCGGTGGCCGACGACGACCTCAAGACATTCTTTGAAACGGCGCGCCGCGGTTTTTTCAAGATACGCCGCGAATACACTACCGCGCCCCACACCAACGACTAATAACGCCCGCCCCCCGGGCAAAACACTTAAGCACATGGACAACAACACACAACAAGCAACACCAACGCACACCCCCATCACCCCGCCCGTGGCCGTCCCCATAGGCGTCCCCATAGGCTTTGCCACCCACGTCAGCATCACCCCGCCCCCCGCCAAGGGCCGCCGCCGCACCCCGCCGCTGGCCACAGCCCTTGCGCACGGCGAGATGAACCGCCAGCGGGCGGGCTACCGCACCGAGCACTGCAAGGACAGCCAGGAGGCCCGCGTGTTCAGAACGGCCTTTTACCACAACACGCTGCGCCGCGAGGTGGCCAACGAGCAGCTGCGCACGGCCCTGGGCTGTGTGACGGCCTCGGCCCTGTGCCGCCACGACATCAAGCGCATTGTCAAGCGCATGCAGTGCCGCCTCTCGCAGTGGGACGTGGCCCTGGCGCACAGCATCAAGCGGTCGGACCTGGTGGACGTGTACGACGGCCTGGTGGAGCGCGCGCTGGCCCGCTACCGCCCACTGGTGCAGACGCTCTACCACTGCGTGCTGCAGCTCTTCACCCGCCACGGGTGCAGGCAGTCGCCCCTGCTGGCGCATGTGCAGGTGGCCGAGATGCTTGTGCTCTACGCCAACCACCGCCTAGTGCGCGACATTGAGGCCACACGCGAGCTGTGCCCCACCACCGAGCTGCTGCAGTGCGACATCGACGAGCAGCAGCACCGCATGTGCTGGCAGCTGCTCGACGCCCTCGACCGCAAGCTTGTGCCCAAGGGCGTGGTGATAAGCCCCGCCAAGGACAAGATGGTGAACCTGGCTGCCGACAACCTTATCAAGGCCCTCGACTCGCACCAGCAGCTGAGCGAGGTGGAGGACGCCTACTTTGCCTCCCTCGAGGCCGACGGCGCACCGAACTACACCGACATCAGCCCCGACCCCGAGTGGAACAGGCCGAGGAACCGGTAGGCCGCGCGGGCGCGCGGCTAAGAGTTTAAGAGTTTAAGAGTTTAAGAGTTTAAGAGTTTAAGAGTTAAGAAGTTACCTCTGCTTGCCCAACTCTTAAAAGCGACCTCTTAACTCCTCAACTTTATAAACTTCTCAACTTAAAACTCCCCTCCCCGATGACTGACAACCGAATAGAGCGGCGCGTGCTCACCTACATACGCCGCAGGCATGACGGAAAGTTCATGTTCCCCCACGCCGTGAGGGCCCACCTGGCCGACATCATGCAGTACGCCCCATGGGCCATCACCCCTGCCGAACTGCACAGCATGAGGCAGAGCCTGACCGCCAAGGACGGCCGCATGAAGGTACCCGAGGCCGACTCGTGCCCCGTGTTAATATAAACAACAACCACAACAACAAGAAAAGTATGAAAGACCACACATTCTCACTCTCCATCATAACCCTGCTGCTGTTCGTCATAGCCGCCCACTTCGTAGGCGTCAAAACGGTGTTCACCGTGCTGGCCGTGGGCGTGGCCCTCGTGGTGCTGCTTGTGCTGCTGACGGTGGCCGTGGCCGCGTTCTTGGCATGGCTCAAGTACAGGAAGAACAGAAAAAGGAGTTGATAAGTTGATAAGTTTAAGAGTTAAGAGGTTACCTCTGCTTGTTCGGCTCTTGAAAGCGACCTCATAAACTCTTAAACTTATAAACTTATAAACTTAACATCCCCCCCCCATCACTTGCCACACTGGCAGCCGCACAATTTAACCATCAAAAAAAATAGTGAACGTGATTTTTAATAGTACCCCGCGGCAGGGCCGTCAGGTGCTTCGAGTGCACCGTGGCAAGCAATAAGGAGTTGAAAAGTTCAAGAGTTGAAAAGCCAAGAGGTCGCCTCTGCTTGTCCAACTCTTGAGAGTGCCCTCTTAACTCTTAAACTTATAAACTTCTAAACTCTAAAATCCCCCCATGTCCAAGGACAAGCAATACATCAAGCAAATACACACCCGCCGCTGGCTCAAGCTGCGCCGCGAGGTGCTGAGCCGCCACCCGCTGTGTGAGCGGTGCCAGGCCGAGGGGCGCACACGCGCCGCCACCGAGGTACACCACATCACCCCCGTGGAGGAGGGCGTGAGCCCCCTCGACAAGCGCACACTCATGTTCGACGCACACAACCTGCAGGCCCTGTGCCACGAGTGCCACGTGCGCACTCACACCGAACTCGGACGCTCCGGCCGACAGGCCAACGCCGACCGACAGCACCGAAAGGCTGAGGCTACGATAAGCAGGCTTTTTAGTTAACAGTTGAAAAGTTTATGAGTTGAAAAGTTCATGAGGTCGCCTCTGCTTGTCCAACTCTTGAGAGTGCCCGCTCAACTTATCAACTCATCAACTCATAAACTTCTCAACTTAAATCTTCCCCCTCCATGCCCACAAAGAAACTATCAGAGGTGCACTACCTGCTGCCCGACCGGGGCAAGGTAGTAGGCACCGACCGCATCATCATCAACCAGAACTCCACCACCGACGACGCCACCCTCAAGGTGGGCACCCTGCTCGCCGAGGCCGACTCACGCGCACAAGCCAAGGCCGACGAAGCACTGAAAGCTGCCAAGGCCGACGCATGCGACAAGGCCGACGAAGCACTGGCCAAGGCCAAGGCCGCCGACCCCGTATACCAGAAAACGGCCCTCGGCAATTACATGAACTACGTGTACTCGCGCGGCCAGACCGACGACACACTCACCGTGTTGAGCAGCAAGATGTGGACATACCAGCACAGCGACCGCAACCAGTTCCTGCGCTTCAAGCAATGGGGCGCCACCAACGACACCAAGCAAACCTACTACAGCCAGGTGATGCTGCCCAACGCCTGGACGGGCGGCAACGGGCTGCTCCGCTACGACATATACAGAAGGCTCGACGTTTTCGAACTGCGCGAGCAGAACTCCACCGCCACCGAGGTAGTCGTGGTAACACCCATCTTCACCACAGGCGGCACACGCACCTGCTCGCTGAGCGCTGCCACCTCGGCCAAGGCAGGCGTCATGACAGCCGCCGACAAGACGTTGCTCAGCGGCCTGGGCAAATACCTTAACCCCGACCCCGACAACCTCACCACCCTCGAGGCCCTCAACGCCGCCCTCGACGCCATGGGCCCCGACACCGCACAGGGCACACACCTCATCAAGTGCTGGGGCATACCCTTGATCGTCACCCTCTCCGTGCTCAACGTGAGCGACAAGGTGCTCATGCAGACCATTACCGGCTCCATCACCACCACGGCCGAAGCCACAGCCCTTGCCACCATCAACGCCCCCGGCCACTACACCACCCTCGTGCGCTACTACCAGGAGGGCAAGTGGGGCAAGTGGGGGCAAAGCTGAAAAGGTCATGAGGCTATAAGTTTAGTTCTGAGTTCTGAGGTTATAAGGTTATAAAGTTACCTTTTGCTTTAGAACTCGTAGAGGTTACTTTATAACCTTATAACCTCAGAACTTCAAACTAAGGCCGACCTCATAAACTTCTAAACTCCTAAACTTATAAACTTTTTTCCATGATTACCCTCAAAGTAAGAGGCTTGAAAAACTTCAAGCTCGACAAAAAGCAGTACTTCCCGCAGGTGGCCCCCGCCCCCCCCATCGGCCTTAACGACGTGGCCGAGCAGATTGAGAAACAAAGCACCGTGAGCCTGGCCGACATCAAGGGCGTGCTCGACGCCCTGCAAGAGGTGGTGCTCGAAGCCATGGCCGACGGCTACTCCGTGCGCCTGGGCGACCTCGGCTCATTCCGTCCCACCATCAGCGCCGCCAAGTCGCGCGAAAAGCAGGAGGACGTGTCGGCCGACGACATCAAGGCCGTGCGCGTGCGCTTCACACCAGCACCGGCACTCACCAAAAGGCTGCAGCCAAAGGCTCTGCAACTTAAAATGAAGAGTTGAAAAGTTTAAGAGTTGATAAGTTTATGAGGTTACTAGAAGTTGATAAGTTTATGAGTTGAAAAGTTAAGAGGTTACCTCTGCTTGCCCAACTCTCAAAAGCGACCTCTTAACTCCTCAACTCATAAACTCTTCAACTCATAAGACCGACCTCTTAACTCCTCAACTCATAAACTCTTCAACTCATAAGACCGACCTCTTAACTCCTCAACTCATAAACTTAAAAATCCCCCCCCCTCCATCATGATACAATTCAAGGTAAAGAAACTCAAGAGCCCCAAGACGGGCACCCTCTTCTACTTCCCCTCCATCGTACAGAGCGGCACACTCACCCTTAGCGAGGTGACCAGCCGCATAGCCAAGCGCTCAACCATGCACGCCGCCGACATCAAGGCCGTGCTCTCGGCACTGGAGCAAACCGTGGGCGACGCCCTCACCACAGGCCACACCGTGCGCCTTGGCGACCTCGGCTCATTCCGCATCACATGCACCACCACCCATGGCGAGGACGCCCCCAAACTCGTCACCGCCAAGCAGGTGAAAAGACTGCTTGTGCGCTTCACCCCTTCGGCCGCCATGAAGCAAAAGCTCGACACGGCCGATGCACGCACACGCAGCGTGACGTTCAGCAAAATAGCCACGCCCGAGCCATAAAAACTCTATAGGCGACGAGAAAAAATTGTATAGGCGACGAGAAAAAACGCGTCGCCTATACAATTAAAACGCGTCGCCTATGTAGTAAAGTTGAGGAGTTTATGAGGTTATGAGGTTACCTCTGCTTGTCCAACTCTTAAAAGCGCCCGCTCAACTTCTCAACTCGTCAACTTATAAACTTGTAAAACTTGACATCCCTCTTAACTCTTAAACTTATCAACTTAAAAATGACCCCCAACCCCAACCCCCGCACCATCAACTACATCGTGGTGCACTGCACCGCAGGGCGCACCACACAAACCCTGGCCGACCTGCGCCGCGAGTTCCGCCAGAAAGGCTGGCAGGCCCCAGGCTACCACTACGTCGTCACACGCGACGGCCATGTGGAGAAACTCCTTGGCGAGGACAAAGTGGCCAACGGCGTGAAAGGCCACAACCACGACTCCATACACATTGCCTACATCGGAGGCATCAACGACCGCACACTGCAGCCCGAGGACAACCGAACGCCACAACAAAAGCGCGCACTCGAGGACCAGCTGAGGCTCCTGCACCTCATCTACCCAAAGGCCGTCATACAAGGTCACCGCGACTTTGCAGCAGTCAAGAAGGCTTGCCCGTGCTTCGACGCCAAGCGCGAATACAGATACCTCAATAGGTGAGGAGTTGAAAAGTTTATGAGTTGAAAAGTTAAGAGGTTACCTCTGCTTGGCAACCTCTTGAAAGCGTCCTCTTAACTTCTTAACTTCTTAACTTCTTAACTTCTTAACTTCTTAACTTCTTAACTTCTTAACTTAAAAAATCCCCCTCCCCCCATGCCACGCAAGCGCCTCAACCTGTCGCTACCCCAACCCCTCTACACCCAGCTGCAAGCCATAGCCCGGCGCTACGGCTTCGGCTCGGCGTGCGAGATGAGCACCACGCTGCTGCAAGTGTTCGCCGCCCACACCCTCAGGGCCGAGGCCGAGCACCAGCAGCGCCTCCGCCAGCGCGACGAGGACAACGAAGCCTACATAGCAGCCCTCTTCGACGAACTCGCAGGGGCACAGCCCACCCCCGACGGCACCGTGCCCGTGACACACCCCCGCAGGCAGTGTCAATGACCACCACGCGCGCCCCCGGGGGGTGTTTTTTTTAGCAGGGGGGGTGGCCCGTTAACCCCAGCCACACCATCTTTTGTGCGCGAGACGATTTTTCGATTTGCGGAACTTTGGGGGGAGGAGGGGGATTTTTTAAGTTTATAAGTTTATGAGTTGAAAAGTTAAGAGGTCGCTTTCAAGAGCTTGACAAGCAGAGGTGACCTCATAAACTCATCAACTCTTAAACTTATAAACTTCTACCTGCCCCTCTTAACTTTTCAACTCCTAAACTCCTAAACTTGAACTATGCCCGAAACCCCTGCCCCCGCCCTCAACGTGCGCACCACCGCCCAATGGCGCACACGCATCAAGGCAGCACTCAAGCGCGCAGGCACCTACAACCAGAGCCTCGACTTCCAGATAGAAAGCCTGGCAGGAGCCATGCGCACACTCGAACTCGCCACCGCCGAGATAGACACCCTCAACACGACCATAGTGTGGGAGGAAACACGCTACGGCCGCAAAATGGCACCGCACCCCGTGTTCAAAATACAGCGCGACGCACAAGCCAGCGTCACACGGCAGATGAAGCAGCTGCAACTCACCACCGACCAGCTCACCACCGACCAAAGCTCCGACCCGCTCATCGACCTCACACAAAAACTCATCAACACCAAGTAAGCAGGGGAGGGGTTATGTTTGGAGTTTTGAGGTTCGTTTAGTTTTAAGTTCTAAGGTTATGAGGTTATAAAGTTACCTTTTGCCATTGAACTCGCAGAGGTAACTTTATAACCTTATAACCTCAAAACTCCGAACCAACTTACAAACTCCTCAACTTTTCAACTCTTAGATGACCGACGAAGAACGCCAGCAACAACTCACCGCCAAGGCACGCGTGACAGCCACCCTTGCAGCCGCCGACATCGACCGCTACCAACTGCAGACGGTCGACGCCAGGCTCTACGCCTACGTGCGCCAGGTGGCCGGCAACCCCGCGGGCCACTGCCTGTGGGAGCAGCTGAGCGTTGAGCGTTTCCTCGCCATGTGCACACGCTACGGCCTCAACGAGCGCGAGGTCAGGAGGTTCTACACCTTCTACGAGAGCCTGCAGTTCCCCGGCACGGGCGGCCCAACGAGCTACAGGCTCACACCCGTGCAGTGCTTCCAGTTTGCCGCCGTCTACGGCTTCTGGCACCAAGGCCGCCGCATCACAAAGGAGGTGTGCCTCTTCGTGCCGCGCAAATTCTCCAAAACCACCTCCGCGGCAGCCTTCCCACTCTACGACCTCCTCTTTGGCGACGCCAACGCCGAATGCTACCTCGGGGCCAACTCCTACGACCAGGCAAAAAAGGGCTTCGACGTCATGCGCCAGTGCGTGCGCAGGCTCGACCCGCGGGGGCTGCGCTACATCGTCAACGAGGACGTGATAAAAAGCCGCCGCCAGGACCGCTCAGCCTTCTGCCAATGCCTCACAGCCAACTCACGCACCAAGGACGGACTCTCAGCCTCCACCATCGTGATGGACGAATACTCACAAGCACGCACCAACGAACTCTACAGCGTGCTCACCACCTCGATGGGCATAAGGCAAAACCCCCTCACCGTCATCATCACCACAGCCTCCGACGTGTTCGACGGCCCGTTCTACGCCAAACTACAAGGCTACAAGCAGCTGCTGCTCGGCCGCTACACCGACGACAGCGTATTTCCCCACCTGTTCGAGCCCGACCCCGACGACCCCGAAGGCAGCCCCGACACCTGGCGCAAAGTACACCCACACATGGGCATCACCGTAAGCCTCGCCTTTTACGAAAGCGAATACCGCACCGCACAGCGCGACGGCGCAGAGGCCATGCTCGCCTTCCGCACCAAACTGCTCAACATCTACGCCGAAAACGAGCAGCGCGCCTGGATAAGCGCCACCCTCGCCCGCAGCGTCATGCGCCCCATAAGCCTCACAGCCATCAAAGGCCGCCCCGACGCCATGGCAGCCATCGACCTCAGCGAGAGCGACGACTTCTCAGCCGTCAGCACAGCCATCTACAGCCCGCAGGCCAAGGCGTTCTCCTTCCACACGGCCTACTTCTTTCCCGAAGGCGCACTCACAGGCCACCCCAACGAGCGCCTCTACCGCACATGGGCCGAAGCCGGACACCTCACACTCACACCGGGCAACGTCATCGACTACCGCACCATCGTGAGCTACATCAACAGCGTCAACCAGCACGTGCGACTGCTGCAAATAGGCTACGACCCATGGAAGAGCCAGGAAGTAATCAACATGCTCGCAGCCACCGGGGCACGCTCCGTGCTCCGCGCCGTAAAGCAAACCTACGGCACATTCACCGCACCCGTCGAAAGCTTTGAGCACGGCATCAAGACAGGCCGCATCACCATCAACCAAAACCCCATAAACGCCTACTGCTTCGGCAACGCCGTGCTCGACACCGACAACCTCGACAACACAAAGCCCGTGAAGCGCGCACGGTACCAAAAAATTGACGGCGTCATAACCATGCTCATGTGCATGCGCCTCTTTATGGACTACGAAAGATGATTATAAGTTTATAAGTTGAAAAGTTGAAAAGTTAAGAGGTCGGAGGTAGAAGTTGAAAAGTTTAAGAGTTTATGAGGTTACCTCTGCTTGTCCAGCTCATGAAAGCGACCTCTTAACTTTTCAACTCTTAAACTTTTCAACTTCTTATCCCTCCACTGGTACCCCCTGCACCACCCCTCCCCGCATAATATATGAGCCTCATACAAAGCATACAAAAACATCTCGGCCTCACACTCGCCCGACAGCAAGCCCGACAGCAAGCCCGACAGCAAGCCCCCGCCACACCACGGCAGGGCGGCACACCCGCCACCATGCTGTGGGGCTGCAGCCAGCCCATGGCCATCAGCACCGTGTTCCGATGCGTGCGCCTGCTCAGCGAGAGCGTGGCCAACCTGCCACTGCGCTACCTCACACTCCGACCCGACGGCACCTACCAGCCCGACACAAGCTCGGCCCTGCACCGCCTGCTATGCTACGAGCCATGCCCGCAGTACTCCACATTCGACTTCTGGGCACAGGCCGTGCAGCAAATGCTGCTCGACGGCAACGCCTACATCATACCAAGCTACGACCCCATCACCCTGCAGCCCACACGCCTCACACTCTGCCAGCGGGGCACCGTAAGCCACGACACCATCAATAGGCAGTACTACGTGGCCGACATGATAAACGGCATCAGCGGACAATACCCCGAGGCCGAAGTAATACACCTCAAAAACCTCAGCCTCGACGGACTCGACGGCCTGAGCACACTCACCTTCGCACGCCTCACAGCCGACATCGCCACCACAGGCGACCGCGAAACACTCAACCGCTTTGCCAACGGAGGCAACGTGCGAGGCATGGTCACCAACAACAACTCCGTCAGAGGCTACGGCGAATACCAGGACAACGAGCTCGCAGGCGTGGCCACCGACCTCGACACACTCTTCCAGAGCGGCCAGCGCATCGTGTCACTGCCAGGCGACGCACAATTCAAGCAAATATCACTCTCAAGCACCGACATGCAGTTCCTCGAGAGCCGCAAGTTCACCGTGCGCGAGATATGCCGTTTCTTCGGCGTGCACCCCTCGTTCGTGTTCGACGACACCAGCAACAACTACAAAAGCGCCGAAATGGCCAACGTCGCATTCCTCAGCAACACGCTCAACCCCCTGCTCCGCAAAATAGAGTGCGAACTCCAGCGCAAACTCATCGCGCCACAGCTCTGCCACCAGCGCCGCTTCGAATTCGACCGCCGCTCACTCTACGCCGCCGACCTCGACAGCCGCGTGCGATACCAGAACCAAACCATTGCCGCAGGCATCTACACCGTCAACGACTGGCGACGCGTCGAGAACATGCCACCCGTCAGCGGAGGCGACACACCACTCGTGAGCGCCAACCTGCGCAACCTCAACCAGCCAACACCACCTACTAACAATGCACAATAACACCACCACCACCCCGCAACCCGTCACGCGCACCCTGCACGCACCAGCCACCGTACACCTGCGCCAGGCCGCAGGCCCCAATGCACCCGAAAGCCGCACCATCGAGGGCTACGCCATACTCTTCAACACACCCTCGGCCGTCATGTACCGCGACAGCGACCAGGAGGTGCGCGAGCAAATAGCACCCGAAGCCGTCACACAAGAGCTGCTCGACTCCTCCGACATCAAAATGACCATGAACCACGACTTCAGCACACTGCTCGCACGCAGCAAGCAGGGGCAGGGCACACTCTCCTACAACATCGACACCCGCGGCGTGCACTTCAGCTTCGAAGCACCCCGCACCGACGACGGCGACCGCGCGCTCGAACTCGTGCGACGCGGCGACATAGACGGCTGCTCATTCATGTTCACCTGCCGCTACTCCGACCCCGCATGCGTCACACGCACCGTAACTTACGACTCAGGGTCGGACATGAGCCAGGTGCTCTACACTATCCGCTCAATCAACTCCATTCACGACTTCACCCTCACCCCCATGCCAGCCTACCCCGACACGCAAGTGAGCGCACGACAGCTGCGCGAGATGACAAGCCGCGCCACACACGACTCACAGCGTGCCGACGGGCAGGTACGCGAAATGCGACAGGCTGCACACATCACCCTCTAAACCATTAACACCCATATACAACATGAGTAAAAACAACACCAACAGTGTGAACAACACCACCAGCGTGCGCGCCATCGTTGACCAGTACCAGGCCAACTGTGCACGCATCAACCAAATGGCCGACCTGTGCGAGGCCGAAAAGCGCACACGCACCGAACAGGAAAATGCCGAGTACGAGGCACTGACACGCGAGAACGCCGTGCTGCAGATGCGCATGCAGGCCGCAGCCGCACGCCACATGGCCAAGAACCCCAACGCACTGTCCGACGCCAACCGCCTGCTGCGCGACAACATGCAAGCAGGCCGCCAGACGCAAATCATGCTCACACGCGACCTCGTGATGGTGGCCGACGGCACCAGCGGCGGCATCATTCCGCTCAACATTCAGGACATTCTCGACCCACTCACCGAGGGCCTCATACTCGACAAGGTGGGCCTGCCCATGCCCACAGGCCTGGCGGGTGACTACGTATGGCCAACCTACGAGGCTGTGGAGGCCACCATCGCCGGCGAGGGAGTGGAACTCACCGACACCCCAATCAACATGAGCAAGCTCACCGCACAACCACAGCGCGTGGGAGTGGCCATACCCGTAACACGGCAGACCATCATTCAGACACAGGGCATCATCGAAACCATCGTGGAGCGACTCATGCCCCAGGCCGTGGCCATGCTGCTCAACAAGGTGCTTTTCTCCACCACCAAGGCAACCGGTGCCACATCACTCGTGGGCCCCTTCGTGGGCAAGGCCGCCAAAGCCACAGCCATGAGCGCCACACCCACCTTTGCCGACTTTGTCAAACTCAAGGCCGCCGTGCTCGCATCGGGCGTTGACGGCACCAATCTGTGCTGGGTAATGACACAGGCACAGAAAGCCATTGCCGAGGCCACACCCAAGGACGCAGGCTCGGGCATCATGGTGTGCGAGCAGGACCACATTGCAGGCATTCCCGTGTTCTGCACACACTACATTGGCGGGGGCTACATCGGCCTGGGCGACTGGCGCTACCAGCCCATGGGCCTCTTTGGCGACATCTCATTCATTGTCGACCCCTACTCACAAGCTCGCAAGGACGCCGTCGACTTCGTCCTCAATTGCAATTACGGCACAACCACCCTGCGCCCCGAAGCATTCGCACTGGGCAAGGTGACCGTCGACCCCGGCAAGTAACACACCAGCAAGCAACTTTGGTTGACCGGGACGGCCTGCCGCCCCAGTCAACCTCACAATAACTCACCCACATAATGAGCCACACCTCACTCACACTGTTCAAGCAGCACGTGCGGGCCGACGACTTTGCCGACGATGATGCCTACCTGCAGCAGTGCCTCGACGCCGCAGAGCAACAGGTGGTAACCGCCACCAACCGCACCCTGGACGAACTCCTCGCCCTCGGGCCCGACGGCAGGAGCCTGCCGGCACCACTCACACAGGCCGTGCTGCTCGTGGGCGGCTCGCTCTACGACCACCGCGAGAACGATGCACCACAGCAGTACACCGAAATACCCTGGGGAGCGGCTGCCATCATCAAGCAATACCGACGACTATGCGTGCAGGACCAATGACCATCAAGCTGAAACTCATGCAGCCCGTCACCACCACCAACCGCTATGGCGAGGCACACACCTCATACAAGCATGTGCGCACCATCTGGGCCGAACAAGTTAAGATGAGCGGCAGCCGGCAGGAGCAGGTGGCCGAACACTTTGCCTCCTACGCCGCACTCTTCCGCATAAGGAGCGCACACCCCGTGCGCGAACACTGGCAGGTGGAGCAACTCGGTGGCTACCTGTACAACGTGGAGGCCGTAGAGCCCAACACCAGGCGGGGCATGCTCACGCTTATATGCTCACGTGCCAACCCATAACCAACCCAAAAAACAATCCCTTAAAATATGGACAATGACACACCACAGAGCGTAATCAGTGCAGGGCAGGCCGTGTACGAGGTGCTGAGCGAAGCACTGGCCCACAGCGTGACCAAGGTTTTCCCCGTGGTGACCGATGAGGCCGTGCTCCCCTATGTGTGCTACCACCGCGAGGCACTCGAGGCCACCCCCACCAAGGCACGCCACTCGGCCGACACGGCCGTGGTACAGGTCGACATCTACGCCGCCACCTACGACCAGAGCGTCACCCTGGCCGAGGCCGTGAGGCAGGCACTCGACTGGCGCACCATCACCACCAGCACAGGCCTCGTGGTGCGCTCGTGCTACCTCACCGACGCCAAGGAGGACTGGCAGGACGACGCCTACATACAGACTCTCACCTTCCGTCTGAGTTGCTGACACAACCACCATCATGAACACCGACACCCACAACGAGCGGGCCGTCAAGGCCCTTGAACAAGGCATGGCCTCAATGCTCCAGGCCATCAGCCCCAAGCAGCAGCGCAAGGCCCTGGCCGGAGCCATGCGCCGCGAGGCCACCCGCCTCAAAAAGGCCGCACAAACCCGCGTGCGCACCTCGGGCCTCAATGCCGCCACGGGGGTGGACAAGGGAGTGTATGCCCGCGTCTACCCGGCCCGCTATGGTGCAGGCTTCATGGTGAGCGTCAAGCCCCACGGTGCCAAGAAAGGCATACACACCAACCGCCGCGGACAGAAAAAGCCCGTGCTCCTCTTTGCCGAGGAGGGCACAAAGCAGCGCAACGTGGGCCCGCGCAAGCACTCCACCTCAAGCTGGCGCAAAGGCAAGTATGCCACCAGCCGCTGGCGCGACTACCAGCGCACGGGACACAGCACAGGCCGCATGCGCCCCTACAAGTTCCTGGCCATGACCGAACAGGCCGAAACGCCAGGCATAGAGCAGCGCCTATGGTCGCAGTTCGAAAAGAACGTGGCCAAAGCTGCAAAAGGGTAGGGGAGGAGGTGGAGTTGAAAAGTTTAAGAGTTGAAAAGTTTAGAGGTTACCTCTGCTTGTCCAGCTCTTGAAAGCGACCTCTTAACTCTTCAACTCTTAAACTTCTAAACTTAAAAACCTAAAAACTTAAACAATCATGGCAGAAACCGGATACATCAACGGCAGTGACCTTTTACTCTCAATCGGCGGCAAGCCCGTCGGCCACTGCACGAGCCACAAGCTCACTTTAAACACCGAAACCAAAGACCGCGCAGTAAAACCCCTCGCCACACAAGGCTCCAACGCCGGGCTGTGGAAGGAGAAGGGCGTCAACGGCCTCTCAATCACCATCTCGGCCGAGGGCCTGCGCTTCTACTCCGAAACGGAGGGCGGCTTTACCGAAATATCAGCCTTGTGGGGCGCCGGCACAAGCGTGGAGGTGAAAGCCTTCCCCCGCAAGGACGGCAAGGAGGCCAGCCAAAAAGCCTATCTCGTGGGCAAGTTCGTCATCACATCGCTTGAGGAGGACAGCCCCGCACAGGACGATGCCACCTACAGCGTGAGCCTCGAAAATGACGGAGAACCCACCACCTACCCTGGCAAACAAACCGCAGTAGCTGCCGCCGCTAAATAATAAAACCACATGACAAGCAAACAACACATCACCATACAGGGCCGCACCTTCCCGTGCCGCCAGACGATGGGCGCCTTCCTGCGCTTCAAGCGAGAGACGGGCCACGAGGCCACCGACATGACGGGCTCCATGACCGACATGCTCACCTTCCTCTACTGCTGCATCGTGTCGGCATGCCAGGCCGACGGCATAGCCTTTCAGTGGCTCGACGCGTCGGGCACACCGCACGACTACACGCTCATCGACTTTGCCGACCGCGTGGCTGTGGACGACCTCAACCAATGGACGGAGCAGATGCAGGCCCAGGCCTACGCCGATGCCGCCGCCACCGAAGCACAAAAAAAAAGCCTTTCAGCATCGTAGAGCAAATGGCCTGGGCCATAGGCGTGCTGCACATGCCCCTGGCCGAGTGGCAGACACTCACCCCCGACGAGTGGCAGGCAGTGTGCCGGGCATGGGCCGACCATGCCGAGGCCCTGCAGCACGACAAGTGGGAGCGCATGCGCCTGCTTGCCACCATCAGCGTGCAGCCACACGTCAAAGGCCGCATCACACCCGCCACCCTGCTGCCCCTGCCATGGGACACCAAGGCATGCGGTAAAAACGAAACCGCGCCCGCACCTCAACCCACAAAGGAGGAGGCACGGGCGCGGTTTGCTGCGCTGGTGGCGGGGGTGGGCTAATAATCGCTGCTCCCCATCCACCATGGCATAGTCCAGTCGCCATCAAGCGCTTGGCGCGCCGACCACGAAATAGACCCTGATATGACAGATACAAGAAATAGTACTATGAGTAAGTATACCAAAAATTCGCAGAGGTACACATTGTAAAGAATTGTAAAGACGACACAATCGGCTATCAAGGACAGCACGCACACCGCTCCAGCCCGGTTCATGCGTCGCTCAAGGGCTATGCGCTTAGGGTCAGTTTCGGGACTCTCGGTTATTTTGATTTCGAGCCGCGCGTCTATTCGTTTTGGAAAATTGCTCATAATAGCAGGATATTAAAACACATGCCGCAAATATAGGCAAATATAATTGTATACAGTAAAAAAAAGATGGGAAAAAACGACATAACATTCAGTCTGCACCTCACGCTCGACGGCAAGGAGCACCTTGTGACGGCGGCAGCTGCGGCCAAGGAGGTGCAGCGCGCTGTAGACCAGTCGCGCACGGCGGCAGAGAAATGCTCAAAGGCTTTCCTCGGCTTCAACAACGCCGTGACAGCCATCAGCACCATGCGCACCGCCCTGCAGGGCCTGTTCGAGGAGAACAACGCCTACAGTGCCTCCATGGCCAAGGCCAACACCATGGCGGGCAAGAGCGGGCAGGAACTCGACCAGCTGAAGGGCAGCGTGGCCGACCTGGCCAAAGAGGTGCCAATAGCGCGCGACGCGCTGGCCGAGGGCCTATACCAGGTGGTGAGCAACGGTGTGCCCGAAAACAACTGGATTGACTACCTGCGCGCCTCGGCCAAGGCCAGTGTGGGCGGTGTGGCCGACCTGGGCGAGACGGTTAAGGTGACATCAACCATCATCAAGAACTACGGCCTGACGTGGGACGACGCAGCCGCCGTGCAGGACAAAATACAGCTGACGGCCAAAAACGGTGTAACCTCGTTCGAGCAACTGGCACAAGCACTGCCACGTGTGACGGGTAACGCCGCCACACTGGGTGTGTCGGTGGACGACCTCATGGCCACCTTCTCCACCCTCACAGGTGTGACGGGCAACACGGCCGAGGTGAGCACACAGCTCGCGGCCATATTCACCGCACTGGTCAAACCATCGAGCGAAGCCTCAAAGATGGCCGCACAAATGGGCATAGAGTTCAACGCCGCAGCCATCAAGAGCGCGGGCGGCTTCCGTCAGTTCCTCACACAGCTCGACAGCAGCGTGCAGCAGTACGCCGCCAAGTCGGGCATGCTCAGCCAGGAGATATACGGCAAACTCTTTGGCTCGGCAGAGAGCCTGCGCGCCCTCGGACCGCTCACAGGCCAGCTGCGCGAAAAGTTCGAGCAGAACGCCCAGGCCATGGCAGGCAGTGCCGGCACCATCGACGACGCATTTGCCACCATGGCCGGCACAGGCTCGGCACAGATGCAGATGCTCAAAAACGTTGTTGGCTCAGCCACCGATGCCGTGGCCAAAGCTGCAAGCAACATTATGCCCTTACTCAATATTGTGGCCACCGCGGGTCTCGCCTTCAACGGCATCTCAACCATCAAAACGGCTTTTGCCTCACTCGCACAGGGCTGCAGCGCACTGGTAGCACGGCTCGGCACCCTGGCCACCGCGCTCAACGTGTCGGCCCTGGGCTCAAAACTGGCTGGCCTCAAAGCGGCGTGGCTCGCCACACAAAACTACATACTCACAGGCTCATTCACGGCTGAGGCCGCAGCGGCACGCCTCACATCAGCCTCACTCTACGGCACAGCAGCAGCCGCCACAGTGGCCAAGGTGGCCCTGCGCGGCCTGCTTGTAGCCACAGGCGTAGGGGCAGTCATGGCCGCACTCGGCTTCGTCATTGAAAAGGTGATTGGCTACTTCGACTCCTCAACCACCGCCGCCCAAACCAATGCCGGCGCGCTGCAGGACAACGAACAAGCCGCCAAAAAACTCTCCGCAGCCAAGCAACTCATCAAGGACGTGCAGGCCGACGCCGCCACACGCTACCAGGCCGAGATACAAAAGGTGCAAGAGCTCACACGCATCATACGCTCCAACACAGCCTCCTACGCCGACCGCCAGGCAGCCATCAAAAAGCTGCAAGGCATCATACCGTCATACCAGGCCTCAATAGCCAAGGACGGCACACTCTACGAAAAGAACGCCTCAGCGGTTGACAAGTACATACGCAAGCTCGACGCACTGGCCATGGCCGAGGCCATGCGCGACAAGCTAAAGCCCTACTACGCACAGCTGGCCGACATACGCATAGCCAAGGCAAAGGCACAAAAGCAAGTGCAGAACACACGCCAAACCATAGCCAAGGCCAACGGCGGAAAGACGCCCGAACAACTGACGCGCGAATACGCCGCCAGCGACGCCACCCTCACCCTGTGGGACAAGAGCAACGCCGACATAGCACGCAGAGGACGCGCCGCGCTCGGCCAGCCATCGCAGCGCGACAAGAACGAGCCACTGATATCAGCCTACAACCAGCAAGTGGCCGTGCTCGGCACATACACACGCTCAGAGCAAGCCGTCATCAAAGTCATAAGCGAGGCACTCGGCTCACTCACCGCCGAGGAAAGCCAGTTCTACACCGACCTCGCACTGGGCAAACCAACTGGCGTCACAACCACCACACCCACCACTACCAAGAACCACACCACCAACACCCACACCACCACCGACAAGCCAGCCCCGCAAGGCTCGCTCGAATGGTACGACGAGGCCATACGCAAGTGCGACAACTACATCAAAACCGCCACCGACGCCACAGCCATACAACAAAAGCTGCAAGAAAAGGCCACCCTCCAGGCACAGCGCAAAGCCCTTGCCATAAAGCTCGGCATCGAACAGCCCGACAAGGCCGACACCACCGACGCACTCGACAAGCTAAAAGCACAACTCGCAGCCGCACAGGCCGACAGCGCACAAGCACCCACCATAGCAGCCAAAGTGCGCGCTGAGGCCAAAGTGAGCGAACTGCAAAGCCAAATCGACGCCGAAACAGCCCGCCGACTGCGCCTCACAGCCATAGTCAACCCACAGCAAGCCGCACAACAAGCAGCAGAGCAGCGCCGCACCGACTACCAAGGCGCCTCACAGAAGATGAGCACCATACAGGCCGACTTCGACAACGGGCTCATCAGCCAAGACGAAGCACTGCGCCAAGTAGACGAACTCAACACCAGCATAAAAGCCAAACTCGGCGAGGGCGTGAAACCCTTCAAGCTCGAGGTCGACACCGGCCAGGCACAGAAACAAATCAAAGACTTCAAGAGCACAGCACAAAACGCCTGGAGCAGCCTCTCAGGCGGGGTGGACGCTGTAATGAACCTCACCGACACACTCAAGGGCAACGGCTCGGCATGGGAGAAGATGAGCGCCGTCATCAACACCACATTCAGCATCATGAACGCCGTGTCGGGCGTCATGGAGTTCATCAACATGCTCACCAAAGGCCACACCGCCGTCACAGCCACCGACACCGCCACCACCGAAGCGCACACCGCCGTCACAGCCACCGACACCTCAGTGACCAACACCGACACCAGCGCCAAGGCTGGCAACGCCCTGGCAGGAGCGGCCAAAGGCGGAGCATCGCTCCCGTTCCCCGCCAACATAGCAGCCATAGCAGCAGGCGTGGCAGCAGTAGTGGCAGTGATAGCCATGATAAGCAGCCTCGCATTCGAGCACGGCGGCATCGTGCCGGGCACAAGCCTCACAGGCGACCGCGTCACAGCACGCGTCAACTCGGGCGAAATGATAATCAACCGCCGCCAGCAGCTCAACCTGTGGCGCCTGGCCAACACCCGCATAGCCCCGCCACCCGCAGCCACCCCCGCCACCCTCACCCCCGCCACACGCATCACCCCCGCAGCCATAGCCCAGCTCACACAGCCACGCCGCCTCGACATAGCCGTCACCGGACGCATAGCCGGGCGCGACATAAAGCTCACACTCGACAAGCGCAACACACTGCTCGCACGCTCGTAACAACATTTGGGGCTTTGAGTTTTGAGGTTTGTTTAGTTTGGAGTTCTGAGGTTATAAGGTTATAAAGTTACTTTGTGCTATCGAACTCGCAGAGGTGTCTTTATAACCTCATAACCTCAAAACTCAAAACTTAAACCTCCCTCCCCCCCCACCACCATGATACAATTCAAAGTAAAGAAACTCAAAAGCCCCAAGACGGGCACCTACTTCTACTTCCCCTCCATCGTACAGAGCGGCACACTCACCCTCAGCGAGGTGGCCAGCCGCATAACCAGACGCTCAACCATGCACACCGCCGACATCAAGGCCGTACTCTCGGCACTCGAGCAAACTGTGGGCGATGCCCTCACCTCTGGTCACTCCGTGCGCCTTGGCGACCTCGGCTCATTCCGCATCACATGCACCACCACCCATGGCGAGGACGACCCCAAGCTCGTCACCACCAAGCAGGTGAAAAAACTGCACATACGCTTCACCCCATCGGTCGCCATGAAGCAAAAGCTCGACACGGCCGATGCACGCACACGCAGCGTGACGTTCGGCAAAGCAGCCACACCCGAGCCATAAAAACTCTATAGGCGACGAGAAAAAATTGTATAGGCGACGAGAAAAAACGCGTCGCCTATACAATTAAAACGCGCAGCCTATGTAGTAAAGTTGAAAAGTTTATGAGTTGAAAAGTTAAGAGGTCACCTCTGCGAGTTCAACCTCTAAAACCGACCTCTTAACTTTTCAACTCCTCAACTTTATAAACTTAAAAATCCCCCTCCCTCCCCATGCTCCAAACCCGTTTCAAAGGCTCCCTCGTCAACCAGCGCGGCCACATCTGGACAGCCGAAATACTCCAAGACAACCCCACACCCTACGCCACCGTGGCACCACTCACCTTCGACGCCGACGAACCCATCACCATAGAGTGGCCCGACACACAAAAGTACGAACCCATAGCCGGAGCCACAGCCACACTCAACATCATCAGCCCCGCCGACCGCACCTACATCGACATGTACCAAGTGCAGCCGGGCCACGTCATGCTGAGGCTAAGCCTCGACAACCAGCCATACTGGCAAGGCACACTCGACTGCGAAACCTACGAAGAACCCTACCAGGCAGCCGCAGGCTACACCGTCACACTCACCTTCACCGACTTCGGCTGCCTCGACCGCCTGAAGTTCAGCGCACTCGGCCGCCACTCCGTAAAGTGGTACATCACACACTGCATGCAAGCCGCAGGCCTCGACACCACCGCACTCACCCTCCACACCACGCTGCAGCACACACGCCTCGTCACACTCACCGACGGCACCACCACACTCGGCAACTGGGCCAAAGCCACACTCGACGAGCCATACATCGACGCAGCCAACTTCTACGACGAGGACGGCACACCCGCCACCCTGCACGACGTGCTGCAAGCCGTCATGCAGCCACTCGCACTGCGCATCATACAGCGCGCAGGCCACACAACCGTCTACGACACCAACGCCATGCTGCAGAACCCACCCGCCACAGCCCCCATCACATGGGACTCCGACGAGCAAACACTCTCAGTAGACACACTCGCACAAGAGGCCACCATCAAATTCTCACCCTACGGCACAGGCGACCTCATCACCACCGACACAGCCACCATCAAAACCGACCTGCTCACACAAAGCGAAAAAATATACAACTCCCTTTTCAACCCATACGGGATTGGACTCGAAGGCTGGGGCAGCACATTCACCTTCCACCACACACCCGCCGACAACGCCGCCACAGGCATCACCTACAAACACCCGCAGGCACAATACTTCGCCCTCACCTCCGACCGCTCCAAAGGCGCCGACGGAAGCCAAGGCATAGCACGCCTCGCACTCACCAACCCCCTGCCGCGCACACACATCAGCTCCGACGTAGACTACAAACCCGACAACGGACACGGCGACCCTAAAGACTACTGCACCGACACCACAGTAGAGAAGAGCTACGAAGGCAAGTATGCCAACCCCACAGGCGTGGCAAGCGAGGCAGGCCTGCACGGCGTACTCCTCGAGCCACTCTTCACCATGCCGCGCGTGTGGTGCCCCGCTGCCACCTACAACCAGCCATACTACAGCCTGCAGGAGCGCGCCCTCCAACTCCAGCTCACCATGGAGCTGCTCATCGACACACGCTACAACCCCTTCAACACCGCCGACCCACCCGACATCTGGAACGAAAAAGGGGCCACACAATGGGCCGACGTGCGCAAAGCCGCAGTGCTCATACCCTACATGCTGCGCCTCTACAACGAACAAGGACAGCACACCTACACACTCACCCTCGCAGGCTGGACGACACCCGACCTCGCCACAACACCCTCCACCTACCTCTCCTACTACAGCAACGAATGGACCACCGACCGCAACAAGCCAGCCACCAGCGGCTGGACAAAAAACAAATACTCATCAGGCCTCTACCCCTCATTCAAACAAAATGACACCCCCGAATACGAACCCATACCCCTGCCGCCCGAGCCAGGCTACCTCGAGCTGCAAATACTCACAGGCGCAGCAGTATACGACGATGCCGACATACCCGACCGCGACCGCACCGACTACTACCCAAACTCCAACACCTACCGGCTCATCGACATGAACAAGCCCGACCCCGCCAACCTGCGCGCACACTCAGTAGGCTGCTACTCCTACTTCATCAACTACGCACAACGCTGGATGCTCTACAAATTCCCCACACTCACCCTCGTGCGCAACTCAGCCACCAACCCCGACCCAAAGCCCGACGATGCAGAATACAAGGCATGGGTCAACCCACAAGCCAAAGACAACATCAGCATCGACACCACATGCGGCACCATGCTCAGCGACATGGAAACCGCACGGGGCGCATACCGCACCGCCGACGGGCAAAAAATCTACCTCCGACGCACCAACACCGCCACCAACCCCGACGACCTGCGCATCGAATACGACCTGCTCGGGCTCATATTCAGCCAATACGCCACACGCCACACCATACTCGAAGGCGAAGCCATCACACCCACCGCACCACTCACCCTCTTCACCGAACGCGCACAACCCGCCACGGCGCGCTTCATCACCATGGGCGAGACACTCAACGCCATCACAGGCACCTCCACACTCAAAGTGGTAGAGCTCACACCCGAAACCTGGACAGCAAACATACTTAAATCTTGAGTTGATAAGTTGAGGAGGTCGGAGTCTTAAGTTGATGAGTTGATAAGTTGAAAAGTTTATGAGGTCGCCTCTGCTTGTCAAACTCTTGAAAGTAACCTCTTAACTCTTCAACTCCTCAACTTAAAAGCGCCCTCTTGACTTTTCAACTTATAAACTTATAAACTTAAAAATCCCCCTTCCCCCCATGACCACCAGATACACCACCACCACCACCCGCACCGCACCCACACCACGCAACCACAAGGCCACCGCCACAAGCGGAGGAGGCAGCAGCGCAGCCATCACCCTGCCCGCCACCGGCACCACACAAGCCAACAGCCACACACACAACAACCTCACCTCACTCAACCAAATCAACACCACACCCGCCGACGGCTACATCTACCTCGACACCACCAACCCCACCACAGGGCAAACCATCACCACCAAAGCCCGTGCCGGACACGCCGACACAGCCTCCGACGCCACACACGCCACCACAGCCGACACCGCACACAACCTCGACAACTGGACCACAGCCGACCAACGCTACCTCAGCCGCCAGCACACCGACACCGCACAAGCACACATCACCTTCGCCAGCGTAACCACCACAGGCACAGCACAATCAAACACCTACAACGGCAACACCGACTTCAACGGGCAAGGCTGGGCACTCCTGCCCGACACACCCACAGGCCAGGCCACCATCGTAGCCGACAACCTGCGCCTGCGAGGCACACTCACCGCACACGAGCTCATCATCGAACAAATAAGAGCCATAGGCGGCGCACTCGGCATCACACAAGCCTGCGGCAAAATCAAAGCCGTCACACGCGGCAACCAATCATACCACATCACACTCGAAGGCGACCCGCAACACGGCTACGGAGGCTTCATGGTAAACGACCTCGTACGCTGCCAGCGGTGGGACAACCAGCGAGGCATCATTGGCTACTGGGCACGCGTAGTCTACGCACAAGGCGACACCATCAAACTCCTCTACACCGACTTCCTCGACCCCATAGCACAAGAAAACGCCACCAGCCCCGCCGACACCACACTCGCCCCCACCACCATCACCGACCACCAAGGCACACCCATCACCCTGGCCGACGGCACCACACTCATCACCACACCCACCACCCCCGACACCACACAAGGACACACCACACAAGTACAACCCGCACCAGGCGACAACCTCGTACAATACGGCAACACCACCGACACCACACGCCAGGCAGCCATCTACCTCCACGCCAACGGCCAGGGACAACCAGCCATCGACATACTGCAAGGCATCAACTCACGCACATTCGCCAACTGCCTCACAGCATCACTCGGCCGCCTGCCAGGCGGCAAAGGCTTCGGCCTCTGGTCACGCAACGGGCGCATACTCTCAACCGACCAACAAGGCACCGAACACTACTCACTCAACCCCGACGGCACATTCCAGCTCGGCCGGGGAGCCATCACCTACAACCAACAAGGACAACTCACACTCTCAAGCCAAGTCACCATCAACTGGGGCCAAGGCACACCCTCCACCACACTGCCCACATGGCTCCGCACATGGCAAGCACAAACCACCACACTCGGAGCCAACTACGTAGCAGCACCCGCAGCAGCATTCGGCACCAAAAACACCGAAGGACAATTCACAGGCATCATCATCTCAGCCACACCACTCGACCTCGGGCTCGGCACCACACCCGACGGCACCAACACCACCACACCCAACACCGCCACAGGCCTGTGGGCAGTAGCCAACGACCAAGCACGCGTACTCATCGACCCCACAGCCGGACAATACCTCTTCAACGGCAACATCGTAGCCACAGCAGGCCAATACACAGGCCTCCACATCGGCACCACACTCAAAGGCCTCACACAAATAACCGACCAAAACACCTGGGACACCGCACTCGACAAAATACCCAGCCCAGACCACGGCAACCACTATACACCCAACCCCTACCGCCTCCAGCCCATCAACATCATCACCTACACACCACTATCCCTCACCAACCCAGGCACCACACCCAACATCTACCTCCCACACGACCTCACCAACAACGCCTACGCCTACATGCTCCAGTACACAGGCTTCACACTCTACATCATCAACAAAAGCGGACAAACACTCACAATAACCAACCCCTACACCAAAGTCCCCAGCGCACTGGCCAACGACCAAACCATCACAACCAAATACACAGAAATCAAACTAACCGACGGAGCCACACTCATAGCCACAGGCACACTCAACACAGCCGACTCCCGCTTCTACTGGCACACCACCACAGGCCAAGCCTCAGCCGACACACCCACCACACCCGTATTCACACTAATCCCCACCACAGGCAACCCACTGCTAACATTGCGACACAACACCAATCTCGACCACCCCATAACACAATAACCCCACACCATGGAAGAAACCCTGCAGCTCATCTCACCACTCGTCACCTCAGTAGCCGTACCACTCCTCGGCATATTCCTCTTTTATGACAGTAAACGTCGCGCCGCAGCCGCCGACGCCACACGCGCCGAAACCGAAAACATCACACAATACGCCGACGAATGGCAAAAACTCTACAACGAAAAAACACAACACGAAACCCTGCTCAACGCCAAAATAGACACACTCTACACACAACTCTCACAACAGCGCGACGAACTCAACCAACTCAAAACACGCCTCGCCACCCTCACCGCACGCCTCCAATACACCGAACCACTCAAATGCACCCACACCACCTGCACACGCCGACAGCCACCATACACACCCAACCAACCCAGCCAACCCAACAACCCAACAACAACCACACAACCCACACCACAATGACCCACACCACAATGACCCACACCACCATCATCACACTATTCACACTCCTCCTCCTCACCACCTCATGCGCCCACCACACCACCCGCACCACCACAGCCACCACCACCAACCACGCCACCACCCACATAGCCCGCGACACCCTCCGACAAACACACCACACACGCGACACCCTCATCATACACGACAGCACAGCCACCACCACCCGCTTCCTCCACGACACCACCATCATCACCCACACCCGCTACCGCACCATCACACGCACCCGCCTCCTGCACGACACCATCACCCGCACCACCCACGCCCGCGACACCACAACCGCCGCCACAACCGCCACAACCACCACCACCAATAACACCACCACCCACACCCCCCTCCGCCACACACTCCTCCACACCATCGCCCCGCTCATCATCACCCTCCTCATTATCACCGCCATAATATGGAAAAAGAAGAACAAATAACACACAAAACACTTGCATAATTACAATAATGTTATTATCTTTGCATTGTCAATTAAAGAAAGGAGGTGTACAACGAATGACAAAAGACGAAAAGCGGCTAATGCGCAAAGTTTACTCACTGCTTCAAATTCTGAAAGATGAAACAGACAAGTACTACATCAAAGATGAAATAGACACGCTGAGCGAACAACTCGAACGCGCATTGGACGACTAAACAAAAGCCCCGCCACAAGCGGGCGGGGCTCTTGTTTCAAGCCTCTTGCCAAAACAAAACAAACAATGGAAAAAGAACAAATAATGACCCCCGAGTCAAAGGCCGATGCCACATGGCTTGCAGCCCTCGAAATATGCGGCTTCATCAACTTCAGCGAAGTCGCGCGCAAATACTTCGGCCGCACCTCCCAATGGCTGACCCAACGCCTCCATGGCAACATCGTTAACGGCAAGCCCGCAACATTCAAGCCCGCAGAGGCCGACACCTTTGCCCTCGCCTTGCGCGACATGGCCGCCACCCTGCTCCGAGCAGCCGAACGAATAGAAAAAGCACCGAATTAA